CCGGCGTTCATTGAACGTGACGTTCGTTGCGTTCGCCCCCTACTGTCGCACAGACGATGTTCTGTGTGATGCGATGTAATGTTTAGAGGTGCATTATGTCAGCTTGTCTAAATCACCTCCAAAAGAGGTGACATGATGAGGGTTAGGGTTTTCGACAATTCCAGCACTGATAGCTATCAGAGCGGGAGTTACACGCAAGACGGCAAGTGGTGGAGTTCCACCGGCGTCTTCGCTAATCAGGTACTAAACGTCATGAATGACGTGGTTGTACCCGAGTACGAAAAAGAGAAGAATCTGGGAAACCTATTCTTCAACCCGATGTCCAGGTACCGACGATGGTCTGTTGGTACTGGTGGACTCACGAACATTTCCGCGCAGAACGCCAATGGCGACTGTACGGGAAGTTGGGCTTACAGTTTCTTGTGCCCCATTCAGGACAGTAATGCCGTTTCCATATCCGATGTACAGGATATGTTCGACAAAACTGTTTTTGTCGATTTGAAAAACGCAGCGATTGCGCAAGCTTTCGCGAACGTTGATCAGACCGAACTACTGCTTGGAGCTACCTTAGGTGAAGCGCCTGAAACGTTAGCTTTTATTGCTAACCTCTTTAGGCGCCTCATCTCCGTCGTTAGGTTTTTCCTAACGAAGAAGGGCAAGATTGCTGTATTAAAACGGCTTCGGAAAATCACAGCCAAAGAAGCAGCCGACGCTGTGTCGGATGCATGGCTGGAACTCCGTTACGCCGTTCGCCCACTAGTCTTCGAAATGGATCAGGCTGTAAAAGCCTTCAAAAAATCCATCGAAGCAAATGAGCGGTTCGTGGCTCGAGGAAAGGCAACATGGGATGACACCTATGTCAACTCATTTTCACGTACCGTCTATACTCGACTGAGTGTTACTCAGCGGGAAGAGATACGTGAAGTCTATAGTGCTCGGGCAGGTGTTTTATATAACCTGTCTAGCGATATAGATGGCCTTTCTTTAACGCTGGGGTTAGGTAACCCCATCGAGTCGGTGTATGAGCTAGTTCCTTTTAGCTTCATACTCGATTGGCTCCTGAACATCGGGGATATCCTCGCTGCTTGGGAAACAAATGCCTCTTTATTGGTGCAAGGATCGTGGGTAACTGAGCGATTATATCGTGAAACCAAGATAACTGCTGTGTCTCCAGTTGAGACATGGACAGATATCGGTTATACGAACGTTCAGTTTACTATAGAACCCCAAGATCCATGTACGGTTATCGAGGATGTGCAATTACGCACAATAAGTCCCGATAAACCGGTGCTACCGTCAGTCAATGTAAAACTTGACCTGGCCAAAATCTTAGACCTAGTGACAATAGCTAGAGGGTTGTTTCGCGCGACCGGAAGGCATTGATCACGCTTCAAACAGGAGTTCACTATGCAGGAAAATACCATTACCCTGGCCGTCGATGAGACGAACACAGGGTCCACGACCGATATCACGTATCGCCGATATGAGGAAGGTCAAAACAAGGCTGTTTATGTAAGCCCTGATAACACTCTTCTCAATCGGGATCAGCTGGCCTTTTTCAGGTCACTGCCGAAGGTGAACGGTAATTTCAGAGGAATGGCAAAGTCCAGTGCCAAATTCACCCAGGATCTTGAAGTCCCTGGTGTTGATTCAAGCACGGACCTGACTGTCCCTATGATCGTGGAAGTATCCATGTCGTTGCCCGTCGGAGCGACGGCCGCAGAAGCCCTACTTGGGCGACAGCGCGCCATTGCACTCCTGGACGACGATGCAGTGATGATTAAACTTGAAGAGGGGCTCGAAGTATAATGGGCCCTGAATTTGAGACCGTCGGCAATGCTGTCGGCACTATTGTTGCGTGGCTTATCAACTGGCTATTGGGCTTAATGCCCATTATAATGTAGCCAGCTCATTTTTCACGTAGCACTAAAATCATTACAATGGAGCTTCCAAATGTTGAAAAAACATAAGGGCGGTAAGAAAAAGGTCTTCAGCATGGAGCTGAGCCTTCCGCGAAATTTCCAGTATAAGATCTTCGCGAGTCTGTACAAGGAGCTAGGTTGCACTGGCGCTGCTGATGTTTCTCCTTTTGTCGATGACATATCCGGCGACCCTTTTATAAAGGAAGTCGGGTTAGCCATTCGTCATAGGAGCACAGCAAAACTGCGCGCCGCATGTGCAAATTTCCACCCACAGTGTATGGTGGAAAGTGAGTATTTTGCTCAAAAGTTCTTTGCAAAATACCAACTAGCATCGTTTCTCAAGAAGTACCCGGAAACGGGCGACGACTCGAGAACAAAGGCCATTGAGAAATTTCATCTAGACGAGCAGACTTGCTTGTCATATAATGAATATAATCATAGGGCTTTGCTAGCATTGGACGAGAAACATCCGTCCTTTCTTGGAATTATCCAAGAAATCCAGAATGATATACTGGGTTTGCTAGGCGATTTTCCGAACTTGGATACGCTCGTTGGCTTATCCAAACACGGTCCTGGTACTTCTGTAGAGAGTAGGCTGTACAAGATGGGCAAGGTCACTAGTTTTTACAAGTGGTCCTCGCTCCCCTATACAGTCACTCCCCTCGCTGTGCCTTACGCAAAAATGGCTATATCTTCTGACCCCAGATGGATCGGGGCTCTTGACGACTGGTATAGACGCCAAGAAAAGATAAAAATCGGCTACCCTATTAATGTCGAGGACTTTTGGTCCAAGGTGTTAAAGGTAGTCCGACATAGCCGAGTTGCCACTGTGCCGAAGTCCGCAGAAATTGATCGGACTATTTGCATTGAGCCGTTACTCAACGTTTACCTGCAACTGGGCGTCGATGGTATAATCCGCTCCCGCTTGAAAAAGCGATGGGGATATGACCTAAACGACCAAAGCAGGAATCAGAATTTGGCTAAACAAGGATCGATCGATGGCACTCTTGCCACGGTTGATCTTTCCTCTGCCTCTGACTTGATTTCGTTGAAGATATGTGAGGTGTTATTACCTCCGGCTTGGTATGACCTACTGTTTGACCTTAGATCGGCTGCCACAGTGATCGACGGTAAGATGTTCCCGTTGAGCAAGATTAGCTCAATGGGGAATGGTTATACATTTGCGATTGAATCCCTGATTTTTGGAGCCTTAACGCGTTGCGCGATAAGACGCTCCAAGAGTCTCCGCATCTCGAGTGTATACGGCGACGACATTGTTTTACCGTCGACCGCGTACCCTCTCCTCAAAGAATTGCTCGAATTGTGTGGTTTCCGCGTAAACGCGGATAAAACCTTCACAACCGGGCCGTTCAGAGAGTCGTGTGGAATGGATTTTTTCAAAGGCGCAAACGTTCGTCCCTTGTTCCTGAAAAAGAAAATCGAAATCTTGCCAGATCTGCTATACCTCCACAACGCCCTTTGGGCTTTGGAGGATAGGCTTCACTGGTCTTACGGTTTCGACTTTTCTGGTACCCGGCGGCTCATACGAAAGTATGTGCCCGATGGCATACGTAAGTACTGCTACGGTCCGCCGTCCGAGTCCCTGGATACTTACCTTTTCAGTAATCGTCCTCTGGCGAGAACGGAAGGGGGGTATGCGTGGGGTCTGCGTGTAATTGCGCGACCCTTTAGCATAAAAGGGAGATACAAAGACTTCTTTTTCAGAAAGCTCATGTGTGATCTCCGCGGTGTGAAAACCCGGGACCATGCGTGGGACCTGAAGAGGAAGCCGAACACTGGTAACGCGTTCGATATTACTCGGCGCGATTTCGTGGGTCATAAACTCACGAAGTGTAAGGTTTGGCCGCAATAAGCGGCACTAACTCCAACCAGGTCACTGTGGCACGGTACCCACCCTGCTAACAAACCTCCATTAACATGGG